CAGTTGAAGTTTGCGATCCAGTAGAAAATAGCTCTTATGAAATAAACATCAATGGAAAAAACGTTAGCGTTTCAAATTTTGTTCTAGACCCTTGGTTTGATAAAGAAATGATAAATGAAGCAAGATATGATTATCTATCTACAATAAAAGCGCCTCTTACACTTGCGCGGGGGGGATATAATATAATTTTAAATTGTGAAACCGGCGAAATTAAACCTACATTTGAATCAAAACAAAATGAAGATGAGCATAACTTAATAAAGCCAAGTCACGCTGCAGCTAGAACAAGTAGGAATATCGCAAAAAAACAACCTTTTACTCAGAAGAAGTAGAAGATTTATTCGAAGCGTAAAGATCTTTATACCAACCTCCACCTTTCAAAGTAAAACCTCCGCCGGCAGAAATTAAGCGTTTCATTGTTTCTGAATTACAGTGGGGGCAAGTAGTCAAAGGATCATCTTTTATTGATTGAAAGGTTTCCAATAAATGTTTGCAAGCTTCACATTGATATTCGTAAGTCGGCATGTTAACCTCAAGAAGTAATTACGACTGGAAATAAAACAATTTGTCCTGATACTTTTTGAACGCCAGGTTGTCTGACGTTTTTTAAAACTCCATTATGATTAATAAGATCACAAAAAGAAGGATTTTGAAGAACATCAGAGAATCTATATTCTACATCATCAATCCAACATTGTTGTGAAACAAGTTGACAAATCTGCGAATAATCACTATGCCTTGAATCATGGGCTACTGCATTAGGTTGAATAACTTTAACTTGCTTTCCATTTATGCTTTTAAATGTAGACGCACAAGGAAATCCATTTATTCCTTGAAAATTTGATCCAGTAAAATGCCATCCATAATTGCAAGCACGATTAGGAGATTGATCTATCTTTTTGTCCAAAATCCAATGTTTTCCAACCGTTGAAACAATTCCTCCTGAATAGATGCCTAATTGTTTAGTGACTTTACTATCATGAGAAATCATGGAAGCAACAGTCGTTGAAATTGTTTGCGGAGATGGATTTAAAATATGACTTGCATTGATGTACATTAAATCAGCAACTTGTGCCGTTAACAATGATGCATCAAAAACGTCAGCTAACTGTTGTTGCAACGTAGCAGAAACGTTCACTCTAATGCCTCCGATCTTCAAGGCGTCAGACATTACATTTAATCTAACTTTTTTTCCTGAAACAGTGTATTCAAGCGATGACCAAGAAGCTTCAAAGTTTCCTGACATAACTTGATCAAAAATAAATTTTTCTCTATCAGGGATCTTTTCAGGAAATGTCAATGATGTCGTAGTCATATGTCATTTCTTCCAGAATGAATACATGTTTTTCTCAATTTCATAATTCATCATTTTTGTTGGACGGTTCGGCTGTTCTAACGCCCATTTAAACATTTTCATAACAGTTTCTCGAAGATTTGTTTGGTCGTTAAACCCTAAGAGTTCATGAGCTTTCGCATGATCGCAATAAGCTGTGTGAACCTCATTCCTCTTTTCTAGATGAACTTTCGTTGCGTTAATTCCCAATTCTTTTGCTACATCGATTACTACATCTGCAGCTTCATTGATCGTATAATATTTGTCTGCACCAATATTAAAAATTTCTCCGTCATGAGACATCATAAGCTTCTCGAAAGGTTCCATATAAAACTTAATATCAGAGAATGCTCTAACTTGTGTTCCGTCACCAAAGATAGACAGAGGTTCATTGTTCATGGCTTTACGAATCCAAATGCCTATGACGTTTCTATATCGATCCCAAATGTTTTGATAAATGCCAACGACATTATGTGGTCGAACAATACTGTATTTTAGACCAAACATTTCATGAGCAAGCTTCAAATCCATTTCAACTGCATACTTTGCAATTCCGTATGGGTCTTCTGGCGTTGGTAGTTGATCTTCTGTAAATGGAGGCTTTCCTACGCCGTATACAGCCATTGATGAAGTAAAAATAACTTTTTTAACATTGTTATTAACACACGCGTTAATAATATTTGCAGAAGAAAGAACATTATTCGTGTAATTGTAATTTCTAATAAATGGACTTAATCCTTCTGCTGCATATGCTGCAAAATGAAAGACATAATCAGGTTTTTCAGATGAAAAAATGTTTTCTACTGCAACTCTATTCCCGAGGTCTTGTTCATAAAATGTCACATCTTTATGAACAGAATCGACGTATCCCCCGCTTAGATCATCGATTCCTACGACTTTGTATCCTTTTTCTAAAAGGTATCTAGAAAAATTGGCACCAAGAAGTCCTGCAACACCTGTAATTAATACTTTCATCTTTTCCTCACTTAAGTGACTCTAGAAAATCTACAACACTGTTAATTGAAAATACACCGCTTGACTTTAAATTATTTTCTTGTTCTAAAATTAATTCTGTTCTATCTTCAAGATTCATAGAAGAAATTAAACTAACCTTTTCCACAACGGACCCAGATCCATTTACTGTCCAACGGCTTCCTAATAATGAAGGAATTAAAAACTCTTCAGGAACAAGCGCTGGAACATTTGAAACTATATTTTCAACGTATCTAGGAGAAGCGAATCCTCTCTGAGCATACTCTGGTTTAGTTATGTGAGTCGTACAGATAAAAGAATTTAGCCTCTTCATTGAATCATAGAAATTTAATCTAGGAGCAAACGCAACATTTGGGTGCGATTGAATCAAAGACTTTGGCGATTCACGTTCTGGAGAAACTTCTAACCAATTGCCATGAACAGTCGTTTGAATACCTAAGCTTCGCAATCCTGCTGAGGGTAAAGAATAATATCTCTCAAATGCCTGAGGCCTTTCATAATTGTTGCCAACATATCCGTATTCAAAAGAAGTCGAATTGACTGGCATTAGCTTCTTCCAGTCCGTCCAAAACATCAATCTTTCGCGTTTCCTCGTTAGATTCCTCGGTTCGAAAGCAGGATCTGCGATAATTGCTTCAGGCCACATCATTTCGTCAACATGAGAAACTTTATAATCGCAATCCCAAATCACGACAGGGATTTTCCCATGATATTTTGACAACAACGCAAATTGCCTGTCAAGATCTGGCTCAAATTTATCAGGTCCAGAATTTTTATACGTTTTCCAACGCCATTCAACAAATAGGATATCTAAATCAGGAAATCCATCGTCATATTTCAATCCTGGATATGGTGTTGCTTCTCGTTGTTGTTGGAGCGCATATACATCATGACCTCTATCGATCAAAGTATCGACCATAATGGGCCGACCATAACGATGACCATCCGGCGTCTTGGCCTCTTTTGATGATTCAAATGACTCACAAAATCCCCAATAACTGATTCCTATTTTCATACTATCCTTTTTTGTTAATAAATTCTAGAATGGTTTTCATTTCCCAATCAAGGTCTTCAGAATCAACACATAGATGCAAAGTTTCGCATCTAGTCCATTTTATAAAATCTGCATATGTGTCAGAGATTATTTGCATTTGACGAGAATCGATGTCATGCATGTCGTCATGAAAACCTTCATATGAAGTTCTATAAGGAATAATGATTTTTACTCCAATTGATGCAGCCAAAGAATCAATGTAATTTAAAGCTTCAATATCAGTTTGACGACCATACACTTCAGAATAAACCCATTCAGATGGATAAGATCTATCTAAAATCGTTGAAGTCCCAGTCTTTTTTAGAAAATTATAAAAATACGGATCTCCATATCGTAAAGCATTTTTAAAATATGAAGGATCATTTGAAAAAGCATTCCATTCAGATTCGTTCTTAAAGTAAGGAATGTTTAATCTTCGTGATAACTCTTTGGCCATTTCGGTCTTGCCGACCTTGTCTGACCCATCAAATAAAATGACCATGCTCATAATGGTACCTCATGAATCCAATACTTTAACCTTACTCATAAAAGTTTTATTACCATATCCATCGACTGTGATTTCAGAAAGACAAACGCTGTACTTGGGAATTTCTCTATTACCATCCCACCCCCAACAGAACAATCGGTGATTTTGACCTCCAATACCCGTAATCGTTAAAAGCAAATAGTTTTTCCCTGTTTTTGTCTTTTTAGGTTTTGCGTCAGAAACAATAAACCAGTAAATGTCACTACCTGAAAGATCATCAACTGATTTGACGCCCTTGGATTCCAACTTCTTTAGGATATCATCAGGCATTAACATGGCTGCATTAAATGAACCAAGGTATTTAATGCTATTATCGACCATCTCACCGCGAGTCCACTCAGGTTCATCCTTAGATTCGATCAGGAGATTACGAAATGCTTCCATTCCAACGAGAGGGTTCTTTTTGGTATGCTTCTTGATTTCATTATTATGATCAATCAGGATTTGATACATTTGTCTATAGCTGCTAAACGTTCTATCTACGCCAACACAATCCAATGAGTCAAATGCCTTGATTCCGATCAGGGCTTCAAGAGCTCGTTTGTTGAATTTAGAATGTTTCCACGTACCGTCCTCATTCCATAACATGTCCTCTATTGATTTGTATGGACGATTTTCCATGATCTCATCAACTGCAGCTTCCCCCACGCCCTTACATGAAAGGAAGCTTGGCATGAATCTTTTTCCTTCGAGGATAGTCCAGCTCTTCGTTGCATAGTTGACGTCGATGTTTACGATCTTGTATCCAAGCGCTTTGACCTCTGAGAAAGCCTTAGCACGCTTCTCATCATTTCCTGACATCGATTCAAGATAAGCACAAAGCCATTCCTCCTCAAAGTAAGTGAGGAGCCATGCACAGTAGTAAGAATCAATTGCATAAGACACTGCGTGAGATGCGTTAAAACCGTATCCGGAGAAGAAGAGAATCTTTTCGTAGAGTTCATCTGCCACTCTTTCAGGAACACCATTCTTCATCGCACCAGAAACGAAGTCTTCCTTGGCCTTCTTGGCGTCTGCTGCCGCGGCGTCTTTCTTTGAAGCAGAACGTTTCATAATGTTTCTGCGAATTGTATCCGTCTCTGCCTCAGGGAATCCTGCGACGACCGAGCAAAGTTTCATGGTTTGCTCCTGAAAAATGATGCATCCGTAAGTCGGTTCTAGCACCTTCTTGATAAGAGGATGTTGGTAATCGATCTTTTCAGGTTCGTTCTTAGCGCCAATGTAGATCTTGTCGACGTTTGCCGCCAAAGGACCTGGACGATAGATTGAAGTTAGAGTAGCAATGTCAATGATGCTACGAGGCTTTGCTTTCGTAAATAGACGCTGTGCGCCAGGTTGCGTACATTGGAACACGCCGGCAAACCTTCCTTCGTGATAAACATATTCATAGACTTTTTGATCATTTAGATCAATATTCTTCGGATCCATGTGTTTATCAAACCAAGCCTTAATGTCTTGGAACGTTGGATTTGCAATTCCTTCACGCCTTTGCAAAATTAGATAGATGCATCGTTCGATGATGCGCAAAGTTTCGAGGCCGAGTAGATCGAACTTAATCCATCCGAACTCTTCGAGATGCTTATAATGCATGCCTTCAACCCATGGAGTCTGAGGTTCACCCTTTGCGAGAATAAGAGGCATACGTTCAGCAATGTCTTCAGACACGATAACACCGCCGGCATGGCGGCCAAGAGAACGATTCTGCTTGAAAAGAATCTCAATCGGTTCGGCAACTTCAGGATGCGATGCAACGAAGTCTTGCATCGACTTAGAATACTTCATCGCGTCTTCATAAGTCAACACAAAAAGGTTCTTGTCGACACCAGGTTTGAAGACTTCTTTCTTGACATCGTCTTCTACCGGAGCAAGAGCAGCATTGACTTCTTCGAATGGAATGTTATAAAATCTTGAAATGTCTTTGACAAGGCTCTTAAGCTTAAAGGTATTGTAGTTAGAGATTGGAATAACATTGTTATTACCAAAATTCTCACGGAGAAGTTCGATCAGCTTATCGCGGTCTCCAATATCAGAATCGATATCAGGAGCTCCTGAATTATGGGTTAATAGCCATTCTTTATTTTCGTTTGAAACAAAAAACGTATGATCATCATCAACCTCAATATCGATTAATTCAATTTCATCTTCTAAATCAACGATCTCAATTGAATTAATCTTTGTACGTTTTAATGAGATGAGCTGTTTTTCCATAGTCTTTATTTTCTAAATTCGGGATTTTATCATAGAGATCGGATGATCTCAACATTGAATAAAAATCGTTCATGTATACGACTTTTATTTTTACGTTTGCAGGATCTAAACTTTCCCTAGCGGCTGAATTTGAATTTAACTTTTTCGAGAATAAATTTTCACTTTCTCGAATACCTTTTAATTCGATAAATTCGTCTGTGTCTGGCAGGTAAAAATCTGGTGTATAAAATCTTTTCTTTCCGTTTACTTCCGTTTCAAAAACCTTTTTTTCATATTCAAAACGAATGTTTAGATAAATGCAATATCTTGCGTAATCTGCTTCAAGAGAACTTTTAAAATAAGGAGAATCTTGTATATCGGCTCTCCATCCTGTTCTTCCGTTAGTGTGAGACTTTATCAACCCTAATGATTGTCCTTTTCTTGCACAAATTTTATTACAAAAACGAGTCGTTGCAGATTTTTTTACTGTTAGTTTAGAGTTGCAAACTTCACAAAAAACATCTTTTCTATCATAAAGACTTTTTGAAAAACAATCAGGAGAACAAAATTTTTGAGTGCTATTTTCGCTTACCTCAAAAAGTTTAAGGCAACTATTGCATTGTTTTTGGATTTTTGCATGCCGAGTGTTGACAGATGACATGTACTTTGCATAACATTTTTTTGAGCATGTTACCCGATTTTTTGCTTGTGAATGAGGAAGATAAAATTCTTTGCAACATATCTTGCATTCAACTTTTTGCTTAGATCCGTTTTCAGGAATTTTGTACCAGGCTTTTTTGCATTTTACACTGCAGTATTTCTTTCTTGCTGAACCTGCAGAACCAGATCCATTAACAACGTATTCTACATAAAAAATCTTTTTGCAATATTCACAAGTTTTCTCAATTCTCTTCATGCAGTTAATTATTTAACGATAGATAATAACTCATCTGTAATCAAAATTTCTTTAGCTTGAACTTCAATTTTTTTATCATCACGGATAACAATCCATAGATGATTTTCTGAACATTCGATACATCCTTCATCAGTTTTAAATCGATAAACTCTTTTTGCTTTTGAAATAAACTTGTTATTAACTTTCTTTAATGACCCAGATCCTCCGACTACTAAATCACCAATTTCTAAATCTTTGATTTTTTTAAAGCTTTTTTCAGTTTTTACTAAAGTTTCTGGATTCAGACACCTATGAGGATTGAGAAACCGTTCAAATGAAAGGTCATACTCTACAGGATCTAGGTTGGTTACTCCAAGAACGTAAGCGACTAGAGAACCTGCGGCCGAACCACGCCCCGGACCAATCAGCATGTGTTCACGTGCAAGGTCCATGATTGCCTTCATCGTGAGGAAGTATCGAGAAAACTTCTTGTCTCGAATGATCTTTAATTCATACTTGATTCTTTCGATATACTCGGGTTTGTCATCCAAGCCTCGCCAGATCAACCCCTTCTTGCAAGCTTCAACGAGCGCCTTGTCTTCAGTCGATCCTTCAGGAATCACGTATGAAGGGAGCTTCATCTCCTTGTTGGGGTGGATGTCTCCCAACTCATTGTGGACGATGTCATGAGTGCGCTCGATGGCCTCGCGGATCAGGTCATCATCATAGAAATCCATGCCTTCGGTCGTCGATCGATATGAATCCCAGACCTGAGTTGCATTCTTTGGGTAGAGTTCGCACTTGAGATCGTCCTTGGACTTTGGAAGCATGTTAGGATCGAAGTTCTGATAGTTGAGCCATCCGAGCTTCTTATAGATCTCACGCTCTTTCCAGTTATCAGGACGAGAATAATGTGAATCGCAGGTGACAACCAGCCGATTCGACAAAGAGTTTCGTTTCGCAAATTCGATCAAGGCGCGATTGACTAGATGCTGCGCTGGGAGTTTATTGAACTGTAACTCCAGAGCAACGTTGTCACGGCCTACCGCATCTGCAAGCTTATCATAAGTGTTGCCCATCTCGAGCAAGACAGATTCAAATAGCGCATCATCATCAAGCAACTGATGCTTCAGATCATCAAACTTGATCTTTTGCAATTTGGAAAAGACGTCATAGCTCAACGTGCCGCCGAGGCATGCCGTGCTGATAAAGAAATGACCACCTTGTGCAGCCTCCTTCAGCATCCTATAATCAATTCGGGGGAACCTGTAGAAGCCCTCCAAATAACCTCGAGAAACCAGATGGAATAACCTTTGCAAACCAATTGGGGTTTTTGGTAGGACAACGAGATGATGCCGGCGTTTAACCGGATCATTGTACTTGCCTGATTTCGTCTCATCTTCATTTTCGATCGTAAGAGAAGCTTCATCTGTTCCGAGATCCGTCGTTTCATCGTTTCCATCAACGACTGCCGTGATGGGTGTGATGATGGATTCATCCTTGGTTGGTTTCTCTTTCGATTTTTCGAGATCCCTCTGCCACTGTTTCAGATCGGGATGGACATACATCTCGCATCCAGGAATGAACTTGAAGTTCTTGCCTGATTTCCTCATTTTTTCAGCGTGAAGATATGCATGGCAGAATCCGTTCATGTGGCCATGGTCGGTTAATGCCCAAGCATCCATGCCATTTTCTAAGACGTAATCGATGTGCTCTTGTGGATAATCAAGCCCATCAAATGTTGAGAATCCTGATATTATTCCGCCCGGAATTTATTTTCCGGGCGGAAATTACGAATGCGCGTGGAGGCCGACAAAACGATTTGGCCTCCGATCGCGCATTTCCTTCTTGCTGTTTGACATACCATGATTATACCATGTGAGGTTGTAAGTTTTGCACAGCAAAGATTCTAAAATGAAAAAGCTCCCGTTTCCGAGAGCTTTTAGGATTAATCAACTTCGAAAGTCACATAATTTGTGCTGCGATTAAACACCCACGGGCAACTGCATGAAGAGGATCTGCTGCGTGACGAACTTCCTTGACTGGAAGAGGGAAACCGTTCTCTTCGAGCTTCTTTGCAAATAGATCAACGAATCCCTTTGCCTTTGAGGTTCCACCGGCTACGACAACAGGGAGTGGGTCCTTGAACTTTGGAAGCGACTTGTGTCCTTCCATTGCAGAAGCAAGTTGCTTCGTCGTGTAATCGATGAGACGATCATAATAAGTAGCAACTGCGGACAAAACTTGATTGTCGTTTGGTTCACCGACGGTAAAATCCCCTTGTTCCTTTTCAGCCTGGACGACAGAATCCGTTTCACCTGTTGCGACGGCTGCCATACGATCAACCCAATCACCAGACTTCGTGGTTGAGAATGTGACGACAGGTTCACCATTTAGCATAACGCAAACGTTGACCATGCCAGCTCCCCATGATAGTGCGACTCCGGTATAATCATCCTTTTCTAGTTCTGAGTAACAAAGTGCTTCGGCTTCGTTAATTGCTCTAGCTGAATACCCTACTTCTGAAAGGAGTTTCACAATGACATCCTCATGATATCCTACATCGAAGTCTTCATCTTCTTGATCAACAGGTTGCGCCGGGACGCAGAACACAAGCTTCTCTCCAGGTTCAGATGGTGAGCCAGCAACTTCTTTGAGAATATATGTTAAAATTCTGCGGGCGTCTTTTTCTTTAGAAGAAACTACACCTTTATACATGGGACGCTTCGCTGAATCGTTTCTTTCCACTGCTTTTTCAATCGCGTCTTTGCCAAGGATGATGAATGAACCATCGGCGTCTTTAACGAAAACTTTTCCAGCTAATCCTTTTTCAATCATCTTTGTAGCGATGGGGGTCGTTGGTTTTATAACATAAAACGCATCTCGAAAATCTTTATATGTAACTTTTCCTTTCGTTCCTTCTTCTGCAAGAACGATGAACGATGTTCCTACATCTAATCCTTTAGCCATGTCTTATCTCCTAATTGAATTATATACTATTTGTTTTTCTTCAACATCGCCAATTTCGAAGCAGAAGCGCTTACGTCATCATCGACGATAGTTTGGGTTCCCAAATCTTTTCCTTTTTTCTTCAAAGAATCAGTCGAAATTGTTGTGACAAATTTCTTCTCATCAATCTCTACAACTTTTCTTTGTCGAACTTCAGGTTTAAAAAATGAACCCTTCGGATCTATTCTTGGGTCACTTAAATCAGGCTTTCCAGTTATTCTACCTACAATAAAACCTAGAACAAAAGCTGTTCCATATAACAATATGTTTGTGGTAACAATGATAGATTCCATTGAGTATAATCTATGTATTGATGATACTTAATTCCATGAAAAATAATCTAGAAAAAACAATATTAGAAATGTTTGGTGAACCAATCGGAAAAGTTCCTGGAATTACAACAGTTGGTTCTGTCGGCGTTAGAGATATGAATGAAGATGACTTAGGAGACGTTTGCTCATCATGCGGAATGATGTCAATCGATGGAAAATGTGGATGTCCAGAAGTTGAACAAGAAAAAGTCTGCGAAGGTTGTGGACTTCCAGCTTCGCAATGTCAGTGTGATATGAAGAGCGTCTGCCCAATGTGCGGCATGATGCCTGTTCAACTTGATGCACCTTGTTCTTGCGGATTAAATGAAGTTGAAGAAGGTTCTGCTTGTGGTGAGTGTGGAATGTATGAAAGTGAATGTAAATGCGGTATGAGTGAAGCCAAAAAGAAAGGCCCATCAAAAGAAACTGCAAAAAAAATCCTCAAAGGAACAAAAACATTCGCTCAAAAAATGAAAAAAGTTTCTAGCTGGGCAGAAGATCCAGCTGCTGCAGCAGCGTGGATGGCACATAAAGCTACAGGCAAATGGCCGAGCGAAAAGTGATTTAGAAAAATACTTTTAAATCAGGTTCATTTACCATGGGGTCCATTTTCTCGGACCCCTTGTGATGTCACTGTGACAAACTTAGCTTTTGATCTAAGTTCTCTAATCGTCCTGGCACCTGAATAAGATATTCCTGATTTAATTCCTTCAAGCAAATCTGTCAATGTGTTTGCTACAGATCCCTTGTAAGGGATCATCGTACTTTCTCCTTCAACGACAGAAACTCTACCTCTCCATTGCAGTTGAGCTTCTCGTGAAGCCATTCCCCTAAATTTCTTAAAAAGTGGAACTCCAATAGGTTGCGATGACTTATATGTCAACCCATGAGAATCTACAAGATCTCCGGGACATTCATCATGTCCTGCAAGAATAGATCCTAACATAATCATATCAGCACCTGCAGCCAAAGCTTTAACAGCATCACCTGAATTTCTAATTCCGCCATCTGCGACGATAAAAACATCACGATCAGATTTTGCACAATCCATCACCGATTGTAGAGTTGGAATACCATGACCCGTTCGAATTCTTGTCGAACACATGCTTCCACCACCCACACCAACCCTGATAGAGTTAGAGCCCCAATCCGCAAGATCATTAAACGCATCTAACGTTGCAACGTTGCCAGACATTAAATGAACTTCATCCCCAAGTTTAAGACGTAATTCTTTTAATGCGTTTTTAACAGATGAATGATGGCCATGAGCAACATCAATGCAAAATGCTCTACATCCAGCTTCATATAGAGCAGTTGCACGTTCAAGATAATCCCCTGTTGCGCCAATTGCAACCATGATATTTGGTAAAGGATGTCCTGGACACTTTTCAAGTGTTTCCTTGAACATTTTTACTGAATCTTGAATTGTACAATATCGATGCAAAACTCCGAATCCACCAAAATCTTCCAAAACGCTAGCTACTTCAGGACTAATAACAGTGTCCATCGGCGATCCGACAATAGGACATTTTAGAGTTGGATGCGATTTGGTCAATACTGCATCAAGATCATCAAATCCTGAAACAGACGCATCTACATTTTTTCTAGACTCAATTTCAGAATATTGTGGAACGAGCAGAACATCATCAAAGCATAGGGTTCTTTGCATGCTTTGATAGTATTCTGGCCTTGAAGAGCTTTACAACTTAAAGCATCATTCGTTTTTTAATTTTTCATGAGCCTTTTTTGCTTCTTCTGGCTCATATGCATGGTCATATCCACATTCACCACACTCTTCGTAATCTTCTGGAAGATCTTTCGCTTCAGAAACAAATCCCCAGTCGCCACGCATCCAAGCGTCCATCTCTTCTTTTGTAACACGATTATGAGATTCATTCAATCTGCCTTTGGATTCGACAACGTCTCCTGAAGACATTTCATGTTCAACTGCATGTTGTCTTCCCATGAGATATCCATGAACTTGTTGCATGTTTTCATGAGCAACTGAAATATGATCTTGAACCCAACCAGGAAGCTGATCTTCTGGATTTAATAAATCGCAAAGATCTGCACTCATTTGTTTCATTGAATACAAACGAGATTTCACCATTGATCCTTCATCATCATGGGGATCTTCTCCATGTAAAAATCTTTCTGGATCATCACCATCGTCCATCATTCTGCCTTGATCACCAGAAACGTATCCCCAATCTCCGCTCTTCCAAGCTTCAACTTCATCAGGAGTAATAGGAGACATAGCCTCTGAAATGATTTTCTTTTGTTGAACAGCAGCCTTTATTTCTTCTGCTATAATTTGTTTTAATTTCGTAGCTGTTAACTTCATAATATTTTCTTTCAAATTAAAGATTTTGAAATCCTTTGCTTCAATAGGTAAACATGACTTTCATGTACGTCGGCAATACCTTCAAGCATGTTTGAAAGTCCATGTGTAAGAAGACCAAGTTCTTTAAGACATACCATAACGTGATCGATAACTTTAATAAAATTCAATTCTGCCATTAATGATTTCTTTGCAAGGTCAGTTGATTGAGGAATCATTGTCACAGACCCTTGACCACAAATAAGTTTTAGAACTTGAGAATTTACAAGCTGTAAATCCACATTTGAAGTAGACCCTAAGCCAATTGCTTTTTCAGCAATTCCATCAATTTCTTGAACTATATTTCCATATAGTCTTTGGAACAACAGGTGATCGCCGTAATAAGGATCTCCCATTGCGGTCCAATGATGATTTTGATGAAGAGCATACAAGTACTTGAGATGCACTAAAACGACAGAAAGAGGAGCATATGAAGAACCTCCCCACTCAGCAATCATATTATCTGTCATTACTGTTAAGTTCGGTTCAACTGTAAGAACCATTTCCATAGATTCTGATAATTTCTTTTTTTTCATCATTTAAGCTCAACTTTAAATGTAACTTTGTTTGCTGAATCAGGGTGAGAAGTCCAACTAATAACGAAAGGCTCACCGTTCAACTTTTGTTTATCATTCCAATGTTTTACATAAGAATCTAAAGCTAACTCATCAATTCTTCTAGGCGCTTTACCATGAGGAAGAGTACAAGAAACTGGTATTTTTCTTGCCTTCGTTCCTTCTTCAATCTTAAATTTCATAATTGCTCTAGGAAGCTCAGAATACTTTATGTTAAAAACATCATTGCAACGTTCTATGAACAATTGCGGAGATAAACTTTCGCACATCATATCATCAACTAAATCTTGAGAAATGATCATTTGGAATTGCGCATTTTCTTTCAACTCAAGATATTCTTCTCTTGCATCATCATGTTTCTTTAAAAGTTCTGACATTTTGTCCATCAACTTTATTGGATCTACTGGAATTCTTGTTGAAGATCTAACAGAAGAGCAAAATTGTTTAACTGCAGATGTTTGCCATGTTGTATCCAACGATCTAGCATAATCTTGAATTAATTTACGAGCGACTCCTTCATACCAATCGTCGCTCAACATATCTTCATTGTCATGTCCAGCAGCTGCTTCGACAGCAGAAACTTTTTCTTTTTTCTTTTCTTCAAACAAATCTTGAAGAGCAGAATCTTTTGGAAACTTCTTTACTGCTTCTTCTAAAACTTCTTTTTTCGCTTTTTTTGCTGCAGCAAGACGAACGCTAGCGGCGGGATCAAAAAGTAAAATTGTAGATGCGTTTTCTGGAAGAACTCTTGCGACTAATTTTCTTACTTCAGGAGATTCGTGTGTTGACATAGCCAATGCAACTTTACGAGAAAAGTTTACCGTCTCTCTTCCCGCGTATTCAATAACGTCTAAACGTTCATTTGCAGCTTCAACCAAAGACTCTAGATTGTCATTGACCACGACAGAAGGACCAAAAACTTTCTTAATCTCATTGCAAAATGCTTCCGTATGGCTCTTTTCTTGCAAAGTTTCTTTGACAACTTTCTGTAGATCAGATAATTTCAAACGCATGTGTAAAAAACTCCTAGCATAACTATTCTGTTCAAACGCAGTTTTTGTAAATGTAAGTTAATAACTATGTATTGACGAACATAGACCAATCTTCGTGCCACGCAGTTGACTTAGATAAATCCCAAAAATGTAATGCTGATGGTTCAATCGGCCTTTTTGAAAGACGCATACCGGTTTCTTCAAGCGTTTTGCCACCTTTTCTTCTATTACAATTTTTACATGCGGTAACACAATTGAACCATGTAGTCGGTCCACCCTTGCATACAGGAATCACATGATCTACTGTAACTGAAGAATAGCTTAATTCAATGCCACAATATTGGCAGCACCATGAATCTCTATTGAATAGTACCTTTTTTTGAAAACGAGCAGGCTTTCTATCAATTTTACGAACGATATAATTCTTCAATCTTAAGATAGCTGGTAATTTGAAACTGCTTGAGCAAGTTTGATACTCTTCATTCCAATATGAAAGTTCACCAGTAGATCCTGTTTGAGGGTCCGCTCGACCGCTTAACATAAGTTTAATTGCCCTAACTTCAGTGATAAACTGAAGAGGTTCGCCATTTGAATTTAAAAGCAGCGATCTTTTCATGAGTCGCCTCCTAATAATTAAATCGATATCAAACTTGCTAACTGAGGATTTCCGTAAATAGCTTTTCCGACTTTAACGTTTAAGTTATTTAGCAAATCATCGTCATAATAACTATGAACGTGACCAGATAATACTGTAAACTTAACGCGTGGATATGTTTTTGCAGCAGCAAACAAAGTATCTCCCATGATCTTAGAAGTATACCACGGCATAATTTCTAATGAAGACATTCCTTTATATTTTTCAGATGCATTAAAAGTCTCTTTAAATGGAGGAACATGAGTCATTATGATGATATGTTCACTTTCTTTAACAATAGACTTAATAGAATTTGCTACATGGTTCGCTGCAAGTTGCGCTAACTTTTGTGAAATATTGATGATAACGTTTTTATTTAAAGTCTTTCCACCGAAAGAAGATCTTAACGCTGCATTATAATCAGCTATTTGAATCCAATCATTCATCAACAAAGAATCGCTGTACGGATTACCATTTTGGGCATCATACCATCCATCGTGTCCAATCAAATATGTTCCTTCTTCTAATTTTACGTAAGGAACGGATGTCATATATCTTAAAAAAGATGAAGAATTACAATAATTCACGACGTTTCTTCTTACTGTCGATATATTAGATCCGTAATAGTCATGATTTCCAAGAACGAAATAAATTGGTTTATTAAACCCAATTTCAAGAGCAGACAGATGCTGCGTTAAGGTATTAGAAACTGATATGTCTCCAGTGATTAATATTGCATCAGCTTCATGACTAGACATCGACATTGACAAGATTTTATTAAAAATATCTCCTGCCATATCGAGATGAATATCAGTCATCCATGCTAAACGCATCGAATTACTCCCATCTTCGTCTTTCTTTCATCATCGCATTTGTCACAAAGAGTTTTTATCCATGAACCTTTGCGCGGATCACCTGGACAACCACATTCTTCACAAATGCGATGTGATATCGATTCAGCCATCGAAACCATACCTTCGATGACATCATCACCTCCGCTGTAATAAAAACGAAGAGTGCCAAATTTTTCTTTGACCTGGTCTGCAACAACCTGTAGAGATTCTTTCTCTTCTTCTAATAGATCTTTAGACTGCCAGTCTACATGATTTTGTATTTCGTGACAAAGGATATCGATGATATCAAACCATCCGGATCCACACTCAAACCCCCAAGCCATGCAGGTTTCTTGTATGGATCCGTTTCTGTTTTTGAATATCTTGGGATATTTTTCGCAAAGAACTTTATCTTCATCTTCTGTCATATAATGATCAACATTGTATACAACATTGAAATATTATACAAAGATAAAATTCTGATTAACTAATCAGCCGCCGATGCCCATAAGAGCGGCAGCTAAAGCGTTTGATACGACTGCTTCAGCTTCAGCCTTTGCTGAAGCCTCATCCTTTCCAGCGGCAACTTCTTGCTTAATGATTAACGCAACTTGATTCTTAACTTCTTTTTCTAAAGAAGATTTAATTGAATTTGATGCTGCAACTGCAGCTGCCTTCACGCCGGCATCTTTAATGTCTTTGATTGCTGCAACTGCATCTTTTCCTGCCGCGGCGATCGGTGCTGCTAATTTTTGAGCAGCAGAAGCTAATCCCTCACCAGCTTTAGAAGCTACTCCTGCAGCTTTACCTCCAGCTGCTTTTCCTACTGCTCCAGCTCCTGCAGCTAATCCCTTAATTGCTCCTAAAACGTTGCCAAAAAATCCCTCATTGACAATTTCTTCTGCCAAGTACATCGCACGAGCCTCGGACATGACCTCGCCGGGCATCACTGGGGTTACTCTGAGGTATTCTTCTTTGATTATTTGACGAAGTTTTGATTCAGTTATCTTCATATGTATCTCCAAATTGATACGATTAATTATACATCACAAAAGTAAAAAGGCTCGATTTTTTATCGAGCCTCGAGCATCAACTGAAAACAACTTTTAACCAGAAACGTGAATTTTTCTTGCGGTACTCTCTTGTTTCTTTGGTAAAGAAATTGACAAAAGACCGTCTTCAAGCTTTGCAACAATCCCTGATTCATCTACAGTTGATCTTAAATTGTAAGCATAACTAAATTCTTTTCCATGTCTAGATTTACCTGAAACTTTCAAAGTTCTACCTTCTACCGTTACGTCGACATCCGCGGATTTAACACCAGGTAGTTCAATTTTAATACCTTCTTCATCAATAGAATCTAATTGACGTTGATAACTCGTCATTTCAAAGTCGTCAAAAACCTTAAATGGATCAAGCAAATTAAACACAGGTGTGCGAATACTATCGTAGTATCTAGTCAACATTTTTCTATCTCCTTTTTATAAAGTCGATGGATTTTGTTGCATTCCATCGTTACGGAGACATGATAAACATCATTAAAATTTTGAAAAGGGGTAAAAATATTTTTTATCAATACCCATTTTTAATTCTGTTTACGTTAGTTTCGCCTTTTTTCATGTATGAATCATGAAGCTCATCCAAAGTTATGCCACTAAGAATTGCAATTTCAAAAAAATAATGAAGAGCGTCGACGAGCTCTTCGACATAATGTTCTCTATCAAACTCTTTCACATCTGTTGCACGATGATCCTTTGAGTTTTTTAATGTCTGGTTAGCTTCAAAGAGCTCATGCATACATTCATGTGTAATTCCTTTAAGAAGTTTTTGACCAGACTTAGACGTTGGATCAACTGGAAATGGAGGAAAGTCTCGTTGTTGTCGCAACAACTCCATAAATTGTTTTTGTTGCTCCCACATTTCTTGTAGCTTGTCCATCAATATTCCTTTGTGTTTGAAGCTTTCATGATAACAATGATAGAAAACAATATCATGAATATTGCAAATTTCATCGCAGTTTCAATTCTCAAAAATTAATTTAGGAACATCGGTCAAAGTTTCAGATTGAGACTTTAATTTTTCAGCATCTTCAAGGTATTTCTTATGCTGGGCTTCAACCATTTTCTCATATTCAGGATGTAAGGTTAACGTATCAGGAGATGACTCGTCGACAGTTAAACGAACCTGTCGCATTAAATCTGCGCCATCTACTCCCATTAAAACTGCCTCTTGAAAAATTTGAATAAACCGCATCGCAACTGAATCTGAAATTTTATAGTTCATAACACCTCTAATTTAATAAATCATACATAAAAAAACTATTTTGTATTATAAATTTAAGGTCTTTCTAAAATTCCTCTTTCATACAATACATTTCTAATTCTTTTAGAAATTACCTTTTTTTCTTGTCGACAGTCAATAAGTGTTGTCGTTTTTGGGTTGTTTTTTGCCCATTTTGCATACTCAATTCTAACATTTTTTTGAAGTTCAGAATCTGCCTCATATGAATCTTCAGCTTCATGAACGTGCGAATCTCCATGAAGAATAATCGTATGATCTGGTTCTCTCAACTTTCTAGCTAATTTCATGGTATACTCCAAAGGAACTCCTTCGGCAACGCCATACACTATAGTAGATAAACTCCATCTGTCCATGATGATACAATCATGGTTTTTTTCTAAATGAGGCAATTTAAAAACTTGAAAAATCTTTCTATTCATATATTGAAACCATTGAAAGATTTTTGGAAATTTTTTTGCAAGACCATTTTGAAGCATCCAATAAATGATCCTGTACGTTACCGCCGATTTAATTGGTACTTCAATAACGGTCGAAGAAAATCCTCGTTCTGAAAGTTTTCTTTTCAAAAGACGAGTTTGAGTCTGTTTTCCTACACGATCTGGTCCTTCAATCACGATGATCTTGCTCATGTAAAAGGCCCTCTCAAATTTCCTTCAATCGTCAATCCAAATGCCTCCATCGTATGATTAAAAGATCCAGTCGAATGAACAAGATCTAACATCTGTTTTGCGATGTCTCTAATTTCGACTTGGGCGTGTTCTGAATATCGTAATCGAAGAAAGTGGACAAAACTACGAAAATTGAACATGACGTCGGCAGTTATCTGATTTCCATAAGGAAGATATAATCGAGCTGATTCCTTAGCTCTCTTCCTACTCATCCCTTTTTGAACCAACCTTTCTAAGGTAGAGTGATACTTTTGTAGGCTGGATTCCATATGTTCGATGTAAATCTCTTGTTCCTCTGAGTCCCAGTCAATCGGAACGTGATATTTGTCTTCCTTAAGCTCTTTATAACGAGCTGATTCAGCATTAATTGATACGCCGATACGATGCTTCAAGAGATGGATGTGAGAAGCAATGTCTGTGGTTACCAGAAAATGCAGTGAACTCTTTTCAAAAGGGGTCTCATGTGAATTTTCGGCTAACATTTTAAGTAGCTTTGGAATTCTTTCTCTTTTATCCTCAGTTAGATCTCTTGATGTTGATGTCCATGCTGAAAGTGCATGAGTTTCGTCAGAACCATAATATCCAATTAATTCAACTTTGTTAGACCTAGGAGGCATGGGACAATATTACTATGTACTACTTTAATTGAACACAACAATTTAAATGAACAGGAAACGTCTGATACTTTGATCAATTACTTCTTTTAATTCTTCTTTAAAGTTTTTTAATTCTCTAATCTCTTCTTCCATATTCGAAAGAACATTATGCATTTTGATAATCTTCATTCTCATATCAGCTGGATTTGAAGAAGTAGAATTAATATGCATTTTAAAATAATGCTCTAATTGTTCTTTGCAATATTTTGCAGCTTTTTTTGGATCTAATTTAGAAGCTGAAATGTAAATCTCATCAACGACATATGACGGGATTTCACGAGCATAACTTTCCCTAATTAATCGTTTAAGATCTTTAACTTTTATTTTCATAAAAACTAAATATTACCCGCACTTGCTCCACCCGCAAGAATTACAAGTCGCGCATCCTTCTTTATAGACGATTCCTTCAAGTCCGCACGACCCGCAGATCTTATCAGAGTTGGACTTGGTTCCATCCGGAATGTAGCTCTTTAAGACTCTAGCAATCGCCTTTGAAAAAGACTGCAATCCGCTGTGCTTGTCTTTCTGCAACTGTTCGACGACATATTGAACAGGGACTCCGTGTCGAAGAGCAAGAGAAAGTGTCCTCGTCATTGCTCCGTGGTTTGGATTGGCAAAAAGTTCGACAACATCCTTAAAAAGGAGGTGGTCATCATCACCGATTGGAATCTGGAGATTGTACGTCGCCACACCATCCTTCTTACCATTCTTGATAAGAGTGCCTGTCTTCGCCTTCTTTGGTACCTCGACGTGTTGAGATAGACCGCAGAAGATCTCGTAAGGTTTGTCATCCAACCGTCCGACCAACACCAAGTAGCTCTCGTTGTCACCACCTGCCCTCACGTTAATTCTGTGAATATCACAGGTTAATTCCTTGGGTCGCTTTGGCGCATGGCTTTCTACCATGGTCTCCGGTTGACCATCGAGGTCCACCTTTTTCGCTTCAGGCTTCGTCTCGGCTACAAGGACACCTGTTCGGCACCCATCACGGTAAATGGTAACACCCTTGCATCCAGTCTCCCAACCCTTCATGTAGATATCCTTGACGACGTCTACCGAAGTTGAGTTAGGAATGTTTGTTGTGTTGGAGATAGAATGGCAGATCCACTTCTGGGCCGCGGCCTGGAGATCAACCTTGGCAACCCAATCGATCTCATTGGCGGTTCCACCGTGGTAAGGAGATTCTGTGACGTTCTCCTCGGTCTTGTGGTTGACCTCCATCCACTTCTTGAATGCATGGTGATAGACCATGAATTCCTGCCACTTATCGCCGAGCGGGTCAACAAAGTCGACCTTGACATTTGGATCATCGCCATTGACCTTCTTGCGGCGTTTATAGAACAACATGAATGCCGGTTCGATACCGGATGTAGTCTGAGTAAGAACCGA